CATATGTACTTGCCATTTATCTTCCTCGTTAAAAAAATTATATATTATTATGCTACTTCACTCCAGCTAGGTGTTTGTGAAGTGTTTATTGTTGAATATCTAGGTGTTTGCGAATCATCTATTAAACTCCAAACTAAAAGACTACCTATTTCCTTTGTTGCAAAAACTCCTGTTGGAAATATAAGAGTGCTTCCTGTTGCTGTTTCATTTCCAACAGCACCTGTTGCAGCACCAAGCGTAATATTAAGAAAGTTATTACTAACAATACTTTCATCACCAAGACCACTTGTAGATGTAACTGCAGATACGCCAACAATAGCAACGGCTTGTACAGCTACTGTTCCAATTGCAGTTGTGTTTGTAAAACCTGTGACTGGTAAAACATTATTTGTAACTGGTGATTCATTACCTAAAGCAGAAGTACCTACTGTTCCTGTAACTCCAACATCACCACCAGCACTTATAGCAACACTAGTTATTGCTGTAGTTCCTGCTACTCCTGTTAAAGCAACAGGTAAAGGCTCACCAAAGGTTAATTGACCCCAAGTACCTCTACCCCAACCAGTTATACTAGCCATAAGTTAAACTAAGCTATTCTTATAATAGCGTTAGATGCATCTGCGGTAGGAAATTGAATAGTGAATGCACCTGCTGTAGAGGTTTTATCTCCACCAAAATCAAATACTGCAACATTTCTGTCTTGATTAGTATCGTTATAGATCATGCATCCTCTTGCTGTAATAGTAGCTGTACCAAATGTTAAATCAGCAAAGTCAGCAAAAGCTGTTGTACCTGATGTTGCTGGATTAATGTTGGTTAATGCTGCTCCACCAGTGCTGTAGTTAGTTCCAGCCGCTTGATTGGTTGTAGTAAACGCTGTGGTAGCTGCACCCATAGTTGCTGAACTGGTATATAAAGCTAGTTTGAAACTATTACCGCCAGAAGCTAAAAAATTATGCTTTCCTTCTAAAAGTTCTTTTTTAAAACTCGTTGCCATCGATTGTGTTATTGCCATTATAGTCTCCTAATAATATTTGCTAGGTCTTTATGACCTTGTTTTTCTAATTCATTACATACTGTACAAAGATGATTTTCAATTCCCTCTTTAATATAGTATGCAATAACCATTTTTGTTCTATCTTTAAAAGCATGAGCTTGTGCTTTGATCATTGGATCAGCTTTATCACTGATAGAAACAATTTTGTTTGTTGCCATTTCTGCAATCGTGTCTATGCTATGACCACCATTATCTGTTGTGGTAACGCCTAAATTTCCTACTGTAATATCGGTTTTTAATGAAAACATATTAATATTTGTTTGGTTCTACAGAATTTAATTTTAAATCATTTCTATTTATTATACCAATTGGCTTAGGTGTAGGCTCTATTGTTACTTCTGACAATTTGCAAACACTCATGTTTGGACCATCTTGGTAAGCTATTTTAGGATCGTTAAGTCTATGGTATCCATAAAGTTTTTCTTGCATTGGTATATCCATATCAAGCAGAGATGATCTAGGAGCTACTTCTATTTGAATACCTGCATCAATACATTTAGATAGCCAAAACTCTGTACAAGACCTACCTGCTTCTGCAAAGTGCATATTATTTTTATATGTAAAATCTATACCAAAAAGAAAAATTTTATTAACTCTATTCCACAAAGCATAAGCTATTGCATAAGGAATTGTATTATTGAAATAAGAACAACCTAAGTCATTAACAATTGATTCTATAGGGTAATCTATTGCAGATGGAACTCTGGTATCTAATTCACAGGTATAGATGGGAAAATTACATTTAGGTAATTGTTTACGCATCATAGGTGTCATTGTTCCAGCATCTTCGGTATCTAAGAATCTGCTCATTGGGTCTAAAATAAAAGCTCTATCTATTTTAGGTAACACACCTATCATTGCATTGATTGCCCAAATCTCATCAAATTCTACGCTGTGTGTTTGTGATAAGTGAAAATCTATTTGACTTTGACCCATAGCAACTATTGCAACATTCTTACCTTCTAATTCTGCTATAGGCTCATTAGACATTAATTTTTCTTTGTCCATCCCTGTAGGCATCTTTTCTATTATATCCATCTGATTCTAGTGTAAGTCTTTGTAATGCTTCTTGAAATCTTTTTTCATAATTAATCATTACATCTGGTTCGCCTTTCATAAAGGTGTAGGCTTCTATTAAAGAACCATAAAGTAATAACTCTGGTGCATTTGTTCCTAGCCAACTTGTGCCATCAGATGAAGCTGATATAGATTGTGGTATATAAAAGTAATGTAATTCTGCGGTTAGATTTGCATTAGGCGTTGGACCAACAATAAATGTATTGTCATCAAATTGTGCGTAATGTTTTGGTGTTTCTGTTACAGGTCCTACAAGTGTATCAGCTTGTCCGCCCATTCCTGTATGATTTGTGCAGTAGTAGTAAAGAGTTGGAGCATCTACTGCAACTGTTATCTCTGTGTAAGCTCCTACGCTTCCTGGTGTACCAGTAGTTGTTACTCCAGTTGTGTATTCTGTTCCTTCACCCCAAGTACCATTGCTTGTTATTGAAAACCTTAACGGATGATTTAAATTACTACTATCAGATTGATCAAATCTGTATGTTTGTCCTTCTGTTAATTTTAAAATAGGACTATTAATACCATTTAAATAATATTTATTGCCTGAACCATAAGTGTTTACGCCACTTGCTACTGTAACTGTGTAAGTTGTAGTAGCTGATCTAGCTACAGGATATGCTTCTCGTATAAAACTAACATCTGTATTTAAAAGATAAGTGTAATTATTATCAATATCTAATACTGCTAAAGAATATGGATACAAATAATCACTAGGAGTAGATAAGTATTGATTTCCAGTAGTTAAAACACCAGTAACATTTTTTCTAAAGTTTGGTAACTCAACAGATTTAATAATTCTTTGTTCTGCTTGAGTAATTATTACTGCTAAATTATTAACAAATGTTGTTTCTGTGTTTTGCGTATAATCTTGTATAGCTGATTTTAATGTTGTATATGTCCAACTCATGATGTACTCACTGTTATTGTTCCTATTTTAGCTGTTATATCTAAACCCATAGTAGAAGAACCAAATTCAGTAATACCACCTCCAATAGGATTAAATGCAAAATATCTTGTTGACTCAGTTTCTCCTGTATCTACTCTTGGATTAAATAAACTTTGATTATCACTTGTATTTAATTTCCCTAATTTAAGTTGTGGTTGATCTTGATCAAAACATTCATTGCATACACGCAAACCATTTCTTTTACTATCAACAATTTCATATCTTAAATTATTTAATTTATATGAAAAGCCACAACGATCACATTGACCTAGAGCTTTTTTTCCTTGTGCATACATTTAATTATAAAAACTAACATCTGGAACAAATCGTACTGGAGCTTTTTCTCTATCAGCTTCAGTTACTTCTTCCCATAGCTCCATGTAACGCTGTCGTATCATAGGAACTCTCTGTTGAGCTTCTGGTGACTTACAAGCTAAGTTGTATGCTAAAGCATAAGTTAAACAAGGAAGATACCTAGAAGGCACATCAGCGTTTAATGTAGCAGTTGTTCCAACATCTTCTATTCTTTTTATATAGTCATAAACAAGTGTATAAGTTTGATCGGAGTCTGGGGTTGCCCAAAGAACTATTTTAACTGAGTCGCTGTCTTTATCTACAAAAAACTGTGTAGGTTTTGATTGAGTAAGTTTACTGGCTTGATGTGCATATTCAGTTCTAGAAATGCGATTAAGTCTTTGATCAAATTGTTTGTTAGAGTTTGCAGCATCAGTTCTAATAAAAACATCTACAATATCTAATGCATCTGACTCTACTGTGTAACTACTTGTGCCACCAATTAATGTTGTTGACCTTTGCTCAATAGTCCAAAGATTTAGTCCTTTGTTCTGCCATTCTAAAAATACAAGATTAAGTGCTCGTTTAGCACTTCTATAACTATATCCTGAACGCAACTCTAAACCACAAAGATCATAGGCTTCTTCCATGATTTCACTCATGTCTAGATTAAATGTTGTTGATTCGCTAGTTGCCATAATTATCCTATATTAACACTTCCATCTTCTACGAGCCTGTCTAATTCTAGAATCAGGATCGTTTCTTGTTTCTGCTGAACTGTTTTTA